CAGGTTTTGCTTTATTAGGTACAAGCCTGACCGATGCACACAAAGAATGCTTGAGCGACAACGCTGCCTATGTTATGGTTGCGCTTGATCCTGACGCACTAAGAAAGACTTTGATTATGCGTAAGGAAATAGAGGCGTGGTGTGATATACCCACAAGAGCAATAAGATTGCGTGACGATGTAAAGTATCAAGACCCAGAGGATATAGAACAAATAGGAGAATGGATACATGTTGCAGAAAAATCACACAAACAAACAAAATCCAATGGCGAAGGAGGTAAGACAATCAAAGTATAGACAACAAGTAGTGCCAGATAAGAAGAAACCTAAACCTCAACGTAAAGATAAACACAAAGGAGTAAGACATGATTGAAAACGGAGCTATACGTGAAGATGGTAAACGTTGGGATGGAACAACTTGGCGTAAACCAGGTATTAACCATCATATGAATGAAGATGGTTTAATATATTATAAACGTAAATACAGATCATTGGAAGGCTATTTACAGCAAGGGGGTAAGATAGACCGTTTAATTTTTCACACTATTAAACCGCATGATATTTCTATTTTAGCAAAAGCTCTGTATGACAGAGAAAAAGAAGGGTACGTCTACGTTATTACTAATCCTGCATGGCCTGAGTGGGTCAAGATAGGTATGGCTATAGATGCAGAAGATAGGCTCAACGGATACCAAACAAGCTCACCTATGCGTGACTACCAGTTAGTCCACGCTATAGCGACACCTGACAGAGCCAAAGCAGAACGTGTAGCGCACAAGGCTGCAGCTATGTGTGGTGAGAAACAAGGTGAGTGGTTTAAGATAGCAAGTGAAGAAGCTGTGACAATATTGCAACACATAAAGGAAACTGAAGATGAACAAAAAAGAGAGTCAACTAACTAAAGATATCTATCGTATGATAAGAACTCTCAGCGCAAAGACGCTATCTGAAACTCAACGTAAGAACATAGAAGAGGACGTAGCGTACAAGCAGAAGAAACTACAGGATCATATGGGCGTAAAGACTTTCATACGCCCTATGAACAACATGGAACGTAAGGCAGCAGCAGAAAAACGAAAGGCTAATAACTATGATTAATGTTGAGCTTATAGATAGCATGGGTAGTGATCTTACTGTAGTAAACGCTGCTCGTGTTAGCTTCAACAAAAAGAGTGAGTGGGATTACGATTACAAACTAAAAGTAGATGACGCTCTACTTATATCTTACTTGGCTAGGCACAAACACATGTCACCCTTCGGTCACTGCTTTGTTAGCTTCCACGTCAAGGCTCCCATCTTTGTAGCTAGGCAGCTAGTCAAGCATAAGTTCCTACGTTGGAACGAGATAAGCCGTAGGTATGTAGATGAGAAGCCTGAGTTCTATGAGCCTGAGACATGGCGTGGACGTAGTTCAGATAAGAAGCAGGGTTCTAGTGATACGGTGGTTGATATGTTGCACTGGATAGTTGAAGACCCTTACCTTTCCATAGAAGGTCACACACAATACGATGACGTAATGAATACACCTAGTAAATGGACATCAGATGTATACAACTCAGTTCGTGATCTTTATAATGCTATGATTAATAGTGATGTAGCACCAGAGCAAGCACGTATGGTGTTGCCACAAAGCACCATGACAGAGTGGTATTGGTCAGGCAGTCTTGACGCATGGTCAGATATGTGTAAACTTCGTTTGAAAGAAGATACACAGTATGAGACTAGAGTTGTGGCTATGGGTATAGATAAACATATGGATACACTTTATCCTGATTCATGGGCAGCATTAAAAGCATATAACACATAAGGAGAATAGAAGATGGAGCGTGGAGAGTTAGCCTTACTTAGGACACTCATGGATAAAGATTTCTATGACAGTAACAAAGGCATACATACACCAGACAAATTGTTTACTAAGGATGTACGCAAGGTAAAGAGAACCATAGACTACGCCATGAGCCAGTTCGATAAGGATCTAAACTTCTCAGAGTTAGAGGGGTTGTTCTTTACACGAGAGACACTGACTACAGCAAACAAAGAGTCCTACAAAAGATTGTTTGATAAGCTACGGCAAGAGAAACCTATGAACCAAGAGGTAGCTCAAGAAGTTATGTCTAACCTATTCCAACAGGTAGTAGGTGAGGAGGTAGCTAACTTAGGCTTTGACTACGTGAATGGTGAGAAGAACACACTAGAACCACTGCGTAACATAATCACTGACTATCAAGATAACTTCATGCCTAACTTAAAAGTAGAGTGGGGTGACATATCTATTGAAAATCTACTGGTAGCTAATGAGATACAGTCTAAGTGGCAGTTTAACATACCTTCATTGCAGCGCAAGGTAGAGGGCATATCAGGTGGACATCTAGTTTTGGTGGGCGCTAGACCTAACACAGGTAAGACATCTTTCCACGCCTCTCTGATTGCCTCTGAGCGTGGCTTTGCTAGACAAGGTGCTAAGTGTATCGTCCTGTGTAACGAAGAGGACTACACTCGTGTCGGTGCTAGGTATCTCAGTGCTGCATCTAACATGCCTATGGAAGAGATCAAGGACAACTACGCTCTTGCATCTACACGGTACAAGCCAGTGTACGACAACATACGGATAGTAGATAGCACAGGCAAGGACATGGTGTGGGTTGAGGCTGTAGTCAAGAACCACAAGCCTGACATCGTAGTGCTAGACATGGGTGACAAGTTTGCTAACAAGACAGGTGCAGACTCTCATGTGTATCTAAAGGATGCAGCCATACACGCCAGAAACATAGCCAAGCAGTACGACTGTGCAGTTATCTGGATGTCTCAGCTATCAGCAGAAGCAGAAGGTAAGATATATGTAGATCAATCTATGCTTGAGGGCAGTAAGACAGGTAAAGCTGCTGAGTGTGACTTGATGGTTTTGATATCTAAGAACCCACAGGTAGAGGGTGAGTATGAGTCAGACACACAGCGACACTTGAACGTAGCTAAGAATAAACTAAAGGGTGGATGGCATGGGGTTGTCCACTGTCAGTTAGATGGAGAGAGAGCAAGGTACTCAGCATGAGAAGAGTAGTAGATGTAGAGAACTCAATAACTCTACGAGATGGTAAGATATTTAATGATCCTTACGAGCCAAGCAACACACTTACTGAGGTGGGTGTACTCTGCTTGGATACAGGAGAGAAAAGACTATTACCGTTTGACCACAAAGAAGCCACAGACAAACACAAAAAGAATGATTGTGTTTTACAGAGGATGCTAGACAATACAACGCTACTGATAGGACATAACCTACAGTATGATCTAGCCTGGCTTTGGGCTAATGGTTTTAAATATGATGGTGATATATATGACACAATGCTTGCAGAATATTTACTTTTACGTGGACAAAAGCAGCCACTAAGTTTAGAGCAGTGTGCTATCAGACGTGACCTACAGTACAAGAAAGACGATACACTCAAGGCATACTACAAGAAAGGATACAACACCAATGAGATACCACTTGACGAACTCAGTCATTATCTTGAGTACGACTTGCTTACTACTGGGGAGTTGTATAAAGCTACCGAAGCAGACTTCAACACACCAAGCTCTGCCTCATTACGAGCAGTCAAAAACATCACATTCAAAACCTGCAAAGTCCTCACAAGAATGTCAATGGCAGGAATCAGGGTGGATAGACATGCCCTCGAACACGTCCGTGATACATTCGAGCGAGAGCGCAAAGAAATACTTGATAGATTGCAAGCCACCACACGAGAGTTGATGGGTGGTACACCTATTAATCTTAACTCACCAGAGCAGATGTCGTGGGTAATCTTTAGCCGTAAGCCTAACGATAAGAAAGAATGGGTAGATATCTTTGATTATGTAGATGATAAAGGTTTTAAAGATGCAGTAAAAAAGAATAGCAAGATGATCTTTAAAACAAAAGCACGTACTTGCCCTACTTGTAATGGTGTTGGTAAAGTGCACAAAACAAGAAAGGATGGTAAACTACATAAGATACCAAACAAATGCAAAGCCTGTGAAGCTAGGGGCTTCCTACTCACAGCAACAAACGAAATGGCAGGGCTTGGATTCTTTCCACCAAGTAAGAAGTGGGTCAGTGCCAATGGCTTTGGTGTAGGTAAAACAAACCTAGATACACTGATAGCCACAGCTAAAAACAACAACATGGAGAAAGCAAATGAGTTTTTACAAGACCTTAAAAGGCTTAGTGCTATTAGCAGTTATCTTAGTAGTTTTGTGGATGGTATTATCACCAACTGTAAAGGAAGTGACAAACTACACATCAACCTTACCCAGCATATCACCAGTACAGGTAGATTCTCTGGACGAAATCCCAACATGCAAAACATGCCCAGAGGAGGAACCTTCCCAATAAAACGTGTGTTCATCTCAAGGTGGGATCGTGGCAAAATAATAGAGAGTGACTTTGCCCAACTTGAGTTTAGAACGGCTGCGTTCCTAGCACAGGACAAGACAGCCATGCACGAGATAGACACAGGGTTTGATGTACACTCCTACACTGCAAAGGTTATCAGTGATGCAGGGCAACCCACATCTAGACAGGAAGCAAAGGCTCATACATTCGCCCCTCTCTTTGGCGCTACTGGATATGGTAGATCTAAAGCAGAGGCTGCGTACTATAAGCAGTTTGTTGAGAAGTACAAAGGCATAGCTAGTTGGCATAGCAGACTAGGTAACGAGGCTGTCAATGAAGGTAAGATAACCAACGTCAGTGGCAGACAGTACGCATTTCCTGATGTCATACGTAGAGAGAACGGCACTGTGTCGCACTTCACTATGATCAAGAACTATCCTGTGCAAGGCTTCGCTACAGGAGATGTCGTACCAGTTGTACTGATAGAACTTGACCGTCTGTTACGCCCTATGCACTCATGTTTAGTTAACAGTGTTCACGATAGTATGGTAATTGACACACACCCTGACGAAATAGATGATGTGTTAGGTACAATTGATTTGATTAACACTAATCTAAATGATATGATTCAAAAAGAATACAACATAAAAGTAAACGTTCCTTTGTTATTAGAATCAAAAATAGGTGACAACTGGCTTGACACAAAAGACGTTTAATGATATAACTCTAACTCTGAAACTTTTTACATATGAAAGGTAAAATTATGGAAAATGCAGTCGCACTTAAAGTAGACAACATGAACTTGTCTGATGCTATGGGTTTCTCAAGCCCTACAACACAGTCACAATCTAGTCTACGTAGGATTACAGGTACAGTCATACAGGAAGTTGTTGATGGCAAGGTAGCTTCTTCACCTGTGTTCAAGATTACATCTGAAGATGATGTAGTATACGCCAGAGAAGTAGAAGTCAGACTATTTGCAGAGCGTCAGAAGTGGCAGCGTTGGGATAGTGAGAACAAGACTATGCAGAAGTCTGTCATGTCTAACTCACTCAACGTTGACTTGAAAGATACACTTGGTACGTTCAATCTTGGTAGACCGTCAGGTTACATCAAAGACTTCCAAGCTCTACCCAAAGATCAACAGGATCAGATACGCAGTGTTAGCCGTGTCAAAGTTATGATGGGTAAAGCTAAACTAGTTGGTGCTTTCTACGAAGGTGGTGAACCTGCTACAGGTTACGATGATGAGTTTGAGTTTGTGATGGACGTTAAGAACAGAGACAGTCTCAAGTATATTGATGCCGTAGTAGGTAAACTAATGAAGAAGAAGATCTCACCTGCAGAGCACACCATAGCTCTACTTGGTGAAACACGTAGCTTGCCTAACGGCAACCCATACATGGTGACTAACGCCTCCCTCAGTGAGTTCGTTGGCCTAGCTGATGGTGATAATGAAACACTACAAGACTTCCTAGATTATGTAGACTCTAGTAACGAGTACGTTATTGGTAAGTGGGAAGAGAAAAATGTAGAAACATTATCCCCATCTGACCAGGATATAGTTGCCAATATAGTTGATGTGGAGGACTTTGACCAGTGAACCACCCTGCTGAACTAGCTTTGCATCAGTATCTTAGGAGTGCTATCGAAGGTAAATCTGAGATGTCTCAGGATATCATTGATAAAATCAAGGAAGATATTGGTGCTGCTCTTGATAAGCAGTTCAACGCTGCTGAAGAAAAGCGAGAGTTTAAACTTAGGATGTCCAACGTTGGGCGTCCGAAGTGTCAGCTATGGTTCGAGAAGAATGATCCCGATCATCAGGAGCCTCTGCCTACTTCATTCAAAGTCAATATGATATTTGGTGATATGGTAGAGGCTCTACTAAAAGGTTTGCTCAGAGCATCTGGAGTGCAGTTTGGCGATAATGAAAAGGTGTCAATGCAACTCAACGATAAAGACGAACTGTCAGGTGAGTATGACATGCTACTAGATGGCAAGATAGATGATGTTAAGTCAGCTAGTACTTGGTCATACGAAAATAAGTTTGTTGACTTCTACACATTAGAGAAGGGTGACTCCTTTGGTTATGTACCACAGCTTGTAGGCTACGCCACAGCAGCTAACAAAAAAGTTGGTGGCTGGTGGGTTGTAAATAAAAACAACGGTAGCTTCAAGTATGTGTCTGCAGCAGAGGTAGATAAGGACAGAGTGTTACAAAAGATAAAGGATGTACACACCTACCTTGAAAGCAATGCACCATTTGAGAGATGCTTTACGGATGAGCCAGAGGTATACAGAGGTAAGGCTAGTGGTAATTACAAGCTACCCAAGTCCTGCACTTTCTGTAATCATAAGATAAAGTGTTGGCCTAATCTAAAGAGTTTACCATCAAAGGTATACAGTGGTAAGAAAGAACCACCAACCGTACACTACACAAAACTAAGAGGTGAATATATATGACTACAATAACAATCAACGACAAAGACTATGCAGCAGAAGATATGTCTGATAAAGAAAAAGAGATAGTACAACTGTTGCAGCAGAACCTAGTATCTGTTAATATGCTAGAGCACTGGCTACAGTGTGTTAAGTTTGTAGGGGAGATGAAGACACGAGAAC